GATTTCTCAACCCTGCATAATCAGGATGAGCCTGTTCGATGTAATCGTTTTTTGATGTCTGATCTGACATGATTTTCTCCGAATTAAGCGTCGATCATCGAGACGCTGTTCTCGTAAGCGATGAGCTCATAAGTCAGCTCGTCATAAATGTGGTCCTCGCCACCCTTGTTCACTTTTTCCCAGTCATCTGGATCTCTGGCCAGGACTGGGATCTGTGAAATCGTGTTCACACAGCGATCCATTATAAACAGACCCGGCTTTTCCATCAAATCCAGAGTGGATTCAAACAGTCGATCCCTCAGGAGAGCCATCCTCGTCCTCCTGGATCCTGGTCCCTTTGGAGCCGGTACAAAATAAACACCGGCGTCCTCGTATGCCTGATAAGCCGTGACCCCGAATCCATTCCCGTCGTTAAAGATTTGATTATCCGCCGCACCTGGATGGACATTCACAAATCCGAACTCTCTCTCCCTCTCGAGGATCCCCTCAGCGATCTGAGCGTTCGTCAGCCTGAGGCCTTCATTATCTCGATCATGTTTCGCTCCGTACCATTCAGCGAGGCGGATCTTTGTTCCTCGTGGTAAGTATTTCGGCTTACCAGCGATCAGGATCTCACCTCCAGGGCTAGTCGCGTGCCACCCAACCGAGAAAGGAGACGAGGATCCCCAGTCAAATGACCGCGTTATCGGCCACGACGACGGGATCTGGACCTCTGATGACTTCAGGACATGCTTTTCCCTGTCCCACAAGTCATCGAAAGCACCACCGGCGACAATGTCCCAGGATCCATAAAGCCAAGCGGCGCGAACATTCGGATCCGTGATCGACATGAGGCTGACGATATACTCCGGATCATTCTCCAGGATCCAAGGATTTTGTAAGAACGAACACCGGATCGCCTGTCTTTGTTTCTTGATGGTGATCCCTTTGACAGTGAACACCTCCTCGATGACCCCTCCTGTCGGAGCCGGATCAATAAATCGTTTTTTAACCCATGTGTGACCGAGTCCGAAAGGGTTTGTCGTGGAGACTCGACGTTTCCTCATGCCTTTGATGGATGATCGACAGGTCGACTCCATCTTGAGATAAAACTTCGGATCCAGCCAGTTTGTCAGCTCCTCGTATCCCTGCCAGGGATATTCATGTCCGTGGAAAGCGTCATAATCAGCCTCCTTTTTCGCATGTCTGAACAGGAGCTCCTCGCCACCAGGAAAAACCCATTTGTAGTCAGACGCCGCCTTCAGGAAATAGGCATCCGGAAAAATGGCATTGAACAGCCTTTTCGACTTCCTGACCACATCCTCCAAATGTTTATACTCACAGCGAAACAGGACGCCGGTGTATTTCGAGCCCCAGCCTCTCCCGACACCCTTGACGAAATCCATGAGGAGAGCCTCTGTCTTACCACCTCCCCGGTCACCGTGGAGAAGCACTTCTCGATATGGACACCGGAGGAAAAGGTCCTGGCCTCCTGGATTCGCCTTCCATTTGACGTTTTTCGATCGCTTCCGATAATCCGAGACCCTGGCGATCATTGTTCCGCGAACTCCTTCATCCGCTCAGCGAGCTCCTTCTGTGCCATCTCGTTCGCTTTTGACCACTCATCAGCTGACATGTCACCAGGCAATAGAGCGACCCCTGTCGAGTCGTCTGGCTCCGGATCCACGATGATCGGCTGAACAGCTCTCCGGAGGTTCCAATCCTCTGACCTGTTGTTCAGCCAGTACATGATCGCCATGACGTTCGGAGGATAGCGTTTTGTGTATTCGGTTTTGCTGACTTCTCCTTTGTAGTTGCTGAAGTGATGCGCCTTGTGTGAGTACCCGGTCGCGACCTCATGGAGAGCCCTGACGACTTGTTCGTCATCGAATTCGGCTTTCGCCTGTTTTATGGACTGACAAAATTCAGGATAATCCTTTTTCCATCGGTTAATTGTTCTCTCTGTGACTCCGAGACATTCGGCCAGGTTTTCGTCTGTAGCACCGAACCGACAGAGATACGCGGCGATCTGAACATTCTGTGATCGATAAGCCGGTGGACGGCCAGGACTGACCGTCTTTTTCTTGGTTTGCCGCTTTGTGGTTTTCTTGGTTGTTTTCTTAGCGACTTTCTTTTTGACCGGCTTTTTCTTTTGAGCCATAGGTGAGCGGATCTCCAGGTTTTAAGCGGATATTATGACACAGTGATTTATTGATCCGCTAGACAGTACCCATAATCGCCAGTTAGATCATAGATGTCCTGTTCGATTTCGTAGTCATTTTTATCGTCGTTTTCCGTGAACCTGACAAACAGCCTCAGCCGGTCGACAGCGTCCTCTTTTTTCAGCTCCTGGACAACCCATTCCCTGAGCATTTTGACAGCTTGGTCCCTGGTTATGAATTTCATATCGTAACTTTTAACGGATCCATCATGAAACTCTACATCCACCACAGATCGATCATAATCGTGATCGACTTCCACCGGATAAAGCTCACTCATGAGCCACCTCATTTTCAGGTAAACAATAAAGAGACTTTATTTTTTTGCCTATAATTTCAACAATAGGGACCGAAACCGCATTTCCTAAACACTGATATCTCTTTGTCATTGGGACCCTTTTGATCTCTCCAGAATAATCTCCGTATTTTGTCCACTCATCCGGAAAACCTTGCAACCTTTCACATTCAAGCTCAGTCAGCCGTCTTATTCTATGATCCCCATTTTCCGAAAAGCCATAATCCAGATAGTTATCCGTGCGAGCCATTTTTGACATAGATCGGACTAAACAATTTGCGACACTTTTATCGGATCGAATCTCCCTGAAAAGTTGTTTGTCTGGCTTTTGAATGATGAGATCATTTTTTGAGAGAGGAAATATTTCTAGGAAACGGTATTTTGAAGAAATTCCGACAAGATAAACTCGCTCTCTGTTTTGAGGGTAAATCCATGATGTATTAAGCAATTGCCATCCGATGTTATAACCCCCAATGAGGGACAGGGCTTTGATAATTGAGATAAAGTCTTCGCCGTCTCCACTGCTGAACACTCCCTTAACATTTTCCCAGATAAAAACGTCTGGCCTGAACTCATCAATGATGTCGAACGTCTCGGAGATAAGAGAACTCCTTTCCCCCGAAAGGCCTTCACGTTTTCCAACGAGGCTAAAATCCTGACAAGGTGATCCAAAGGTGAATACATTGATCGACTCTGTGAGTTTTGATCGAACATGTCGAACGTCCCCGAGAGAGATCGCTCCTTTAAATCTTTTTTTGAAAATTGCTTTTGCATGTCTATCTATCTCCGAAAAATAATGTCTTTTTATCACGAAACCAGCTCTCTCAAGACCCAGAGAAAAACCACCAATTCCAGCAAAAACATCTAATAAATTAATTTTTAAATCCATAAATATCCGGCTTGAGGGATCCTCGTTTTCGAGGACCCCCTGTTCTCTTTGGCTGAATCAGCCAGATTAATGATCGTGCTTTTCTTTTTCTTCGGCGCAGTCAGAAAACTCGCCTTTTTCAGCTTGATCACATTCGTCGATCTTGACTTTAACCTGTTCATTCGGACAGCCTGGTGAACAGCCAGGACCACCCAGGACCTCACAGGTCCCACAGTTCTCCTTAGCAATGGCAACAAGTGACAAAGCGATCAAAATCATAGTGATAATTTTTCTTTTCATGGTTTTCTCCAATTGGTTAAAAATGGCCGGTTTTAAGTCGTGGCCGTTGGTGACTTTGGTGTGATCCAGACCTCTTGTCCGAACAAAAGGATCGGACCGTCGTCTGAGTATGTGAGAGACCAGTGACAGGTCACAGCCTCAACCGGAACGAAAATGTCCTCAACCTTTTCGCCCATGTCGACCCGAAACACTTTCATCAGCGGCTCATCTTTGTCGAATATCTCGACGCAGTAGATCCCGGAAAGGCTCGAGATCGAAACCAGATCCCCGGATTTGACATCGAAACTCACAGCGACCTCCAGCGGCAAAAGTAGCAAAGGAGACCCTCAACATGGCCAGATCCTCGACAATAGGGACAATCCATCATGATCACATCGTCAGGACTTCCCTTTGTCAGTGAGGTGGCCACATCTGGACGGAAATTGTCCAGTCCTTCGACTTCGGCAAACATGGCCAGGCCATCATCCCACATCCAGAGGAGGTCGCCGTCATGTGATTCGAGGCGCGGCTTGTTTTGATACCACATCCAGCCCATACAGTCATAAGCCGCAAAACGAACCCAGCCCGGCGCATCCTCAAAAAGACGATCTGTCATCTTGAGCACATAATCCACAGCCTTCAGAGGAACGCGATGAAAATGAAGCGAGTCAACACCCTTAGAAACTTCGACCCTCATCAGTTTCAGACTGTTGTTTTTTGGCATAAATTGAGACCTTGAAAGATCTTTTTGATCGTTCTCTGACATGGTGTTCTCCGGTTATTTTTGTTGTTTCGGCTCTCGATGGATGTGATCCCCACCTCTGAGCCCCAGCTCGACCGTCGCGTCTATTGTTTGACCTTCAGGAATGCCAGGACAAACGATTCTACCATCAAAACCGACCTCAGCCGTCATCAAAACGCGATCATTTAACACCTCGACCTCCAGGCAGTAAGTCGAAAAGCTCCAAAGGCTGTCGAAGTGATGCGGTTTC